TCAGGCCACTCTAACCGAAGCTGATACAGTATTAAGTGTTCCAGAGAAGCCAGTTATATTGGGTGCGTGGGCAAGAGCAATTAGCGAGAGAGGTGAAGATGGTGGTACACAATCTAGTTTAATGGCTCAAGAGGCAGGAGAAGCCCTTAAACAAGCTATTATGCTTGATAGTAGCAATACACAATATGAAACAGATTGGTATATTAACTAATGGCTAAACAGTTATCATATCAACCACTTCCTAATTTTGGCATTAATGGTTTAAATTTACAAGCCAATCCCTCAACACTTGACCCCACTTGGCTTACTGATGCCGACAATATTGTTCTAAGGGAGTCTGGAAGAATATCTTTTAGAAAAGGACTTAAACAGAAAGTAGTTCCAACTGGTACAGCTATAGGTTCTATGGTAGAACATAATGACCAAGGAACGAATAAGATATTTGCTAGTTATGGTACGAGCATATATACGATAGATTTTACTTCACCCAATGCAGCTTTTCCTACTGGTGATGATGATACTAAACATACAGTAGCCAATTCAAGTGGAGATTGGCAGTTTGTAAACTTTAATAATAGATTACATTGTTTCCATACAGGAGTTGCTCCCCAGAGATATGATGGCTCTCTAGGTTCAGGCGTAAAGTGGACAGCACACGCTACTGACCCCGCTTCAATATCAACCCTGTTTGACCCCTCTTGTGGTATGGGATATTATGGAAAATTATGGTGTGGGGGTGTTACAGAAGCACCAGATGTGGTTTTTTATTCAGTTTTATTAGATGGAGATGATTGGACAGGTTCGGGTTCTGGTTATATTGATTTAAAAACAGTATGGGGAACAGATGAAATAGTAGCAATAGCCCCCTTCTTTGGTAAATTAGTTATATTTGGCAAGAATAATATCGTGGTATATGATGAACCCCGCTCTGGTGGAACATTGGCTCTTAATGAGGTAATTAAAGGTATTGGTTGTGTAAGTAGAGATTCAGTACAGGCGATTGCAGATGATTTGGTTTTCTTATCTAACACAGGATTACGTTCTCTTGCTCGTACTACAGAAAAAGATAAGTTACCAATGCAAGAATTATCTTTAGCGGTAACAGACACCCTTATTAGAAATATTGGTAATAGCACAAATGTTAAGAGTGTTTATGTTGAGAATGAGGGGATTTATATTATGTCTTTTGCAGACTTAAATATAAATTATGTTTTTGACTTTAAACATAAAACAACTCGTAATACACCAAGAGTAACCACTTGGACTTTTGATAGCGATAGAGAACCAGCAAGTTTAATATATACAAACTTATATAGTGGCTTATTAGCAGGACAGAAAGATGGTGGTATTTCTGGATATGAAGGATATTATGATACAGATTTGGCTTGGGTAGATAGTGCTGCGTCTTATACTAATGCTCCTTTTACAAGTGATATATCTTCTGGATGGATTCCTGTAGGAACAGCCGTAACTGCTTCATTATTAAAAAGAATAATATTGGTTTTAGAGGGGGGTTCTGGTGCAACATTAGGATTAAAATGGTACAAGGATTTTAGTGCAGATCCATCAGAAACAACTACTGTAAATTTACGCCCAGTTACAACAGGTTCAACCTCTCTATGGGGAGATTCTAGTTCTTTATATGGGGCAACAACTGCAACTCATACACACGATTCAGCAGTACACCCAGCCTCATCTACATATACACCGATATTCGGATTACAAGAATATAAAAGACCCCTAACAGGAAGTGCAAGACACTTAAAACTTAACGTGGCTGTCGAGTCAAATGGATATGATGCCATGATTCAAAACTTAACACTATTACATAAAGAAGGGAAAATACGATGAGTGATTATACAATATCAGTTGATTGGTCTGGCAAAGATGCACTAGCAGATAGTGATGCTGCGAAGGTGATTTCTGGCTCAGATTTTAATACTGAATTTACAACAGTACGAACAGCAGTTAATTCTAAGGCTGACTTAAACGGGGATTCCAGCGAGGACTTTGCAATAGATAATGGTACTGTGGCGGGTACATTTACATTAGGTGGCACAGCAGTAACCTCTACAGCCGCAGAATTGAATATACTAGATGGAGTAACCTCTACTGCCGCTGAGTTAAATATACTAGATGGAGTAACATCCACTACAGCAGAATTAAATATATTAGATGGTGTGACTTCTACTGCTGCTGAATTAAATATACTAGATGGGGTAACTTCTACTGCCGCAGAACTTAATATATTAGATGGAGTAACCTCTACTGCTACAGAATTAAATTATGTTGATGGCGTAACATCAGCAATTCAAACACAGATAAATACTAAATCTCCTACGGCTTCACCTACATTTACAGGCACACCCGCAGCACCAACAGCAACTACAGGAACAGATACAACACAGGTAGCAACGACAGCTTTTGTTCAAACGGAGCTAGGAACTATTACCGCAGCAGTTGTAAATGCTTTGGTTTATCCAGTAGGTTCTTTATACTTTAATATGTCAAGTTCTACAAATCCGAATACCTTATTAGGCATGGGAACTTGGGTGGCTTATGCAGAGGGTGAAGTGTTGGTTGGTAAGGAATCATCTGGTACATTTGATGCTTTAGATGAAAGTCTTGGTGCTGAAACTGCTAGTAGCTCAACTACAGGAAGCACTACGCTATCAACCTCTCAAATGCCAGCACATACTCATACTATAGCAAGAAATAGCAATCCCGGTGGAACTGCAGCCGCTAGCGGAAGTGGTAGTGGTGGTACTTGGACTACCAGCTCAACAGGTGGAGGTAGTGGACACACTCACACAACCCCAGCAGTTTCAACCTTACAACCGAGTGTAACAGTTTACATTTGGAAAAGAACAGCATAATAATTAGGAGATAGAGAAATGGCACATAGACCAGGACATAGACCAGGTGGTGGCTCAAGAAGAGGACAATTTGGTAGATCACAAGGCGGAGCATCAGACCCACAGGGAAACAGGTATCGTGATATGGGCGGTGTTGCAGGTGGATATGGTGAAAAGAGTAGAGGTAGCTTTAATTTCCCTCTAGGTCTACTTGGTGGTAGGGGCGGTAGTGGTAATAATGTAGATTATGCTTGGCAAGATTATGACCGACAAATGTCGCTTCTGGATAAGATTGGAGAAATGTCAGCAGGTTATTCTACATACGGCACGTTGGGTGATACTGTTGTAGATTATGAGGGCAAGAAGGTTACTCAAACTTTATCTCCAGAATTACAAGCAAAATATGATGCCCTACTTGCTCGCTCAAATTTATCAGCAGATAGAGTTGCTGCTATGGAGGCTTCTCCAGAGTTACAAGCACAATATGACGCTTTACTTGGTGATGCTGCAACATCAAGAGAAAGGGCTGCTGCCATGCGTGCTAACCCAGAACTACAAGCACAATATGATGCTCTACTTGGTGGTTTTACAACGTCAAGAGCAAGAGCAGAGGCTATGGGTGCTAACCCAGAGTTACAGGCACAATCTAATGCCTTACTTGCTCGTTCTGGACTATCGGCAGATAGAGTTGCTGCTATGGGTGCTAACCCATACGAAATGCAACAATATTTATATGACCAGAATCTAGCACTTAAACAACCAGAACAAGAAAAATTAAGAACACAAACACAGGAGGCATTAGCAGCCAAAGGTATGTTGGGTTCTACAGGTGGTGCTGGATTATATGGTGAAGTAGAAGATTCAATACAACGCTCTAATGCTCAAGACTTTGCTGATGCTATGGCACAATCACAACAGATGTTGGACATGGAAAGAGCTAGAGGCTCACAAGATTTATCACAATCACAACAGATTAGAGAATGGTCTGACCGCATGATGGATGCAGAAAGAGGAAGAGGTCAGCAAGATTTCTCGGCAGCCTTACAATTAAAAGATTACCAACAAGGATTGTTGGATGCGGAAAGGTCAAGAGGCTCGCAAGATTTCGCAACGGCTACTGCTTTGGGTGGGCTGCAAGTACCATGGGCAGATTTGGGTAGAGCTCATGGACAAGGTACACATACTAAAAATGTAGAGGGTGTTAGTGGTGCTTCAAGAAATATATTTGGACAACAAGCAATGCAAAGTCTAGGCAAAGCCAAACAAAAACAGGGTATTTGGGATATGCTTCTTGGTGGTAGTGGCGGTGGATTCCTCGGTGGTCTTTTTTAATAGGAGATAAATAATGGCAAATTATGGTTATGGTGATTTAAGTGGAATGTTTGGAGATAGATATAGTACACAAGCAGCACTAAATAATGCTATGGCAAACGAAGCTGCTTCACTTGGGCAACTTTCAAGTTATGGTCAAGGTGCAGCAAGTACCTATTTTCAAGCTGCTGGGGGAGGAACACCTTTAGGCTCTATGCTAACACAAGCTCATCCAATGATGCAAAGACAGAATATTCTTGCTGAACTTCAAAAGAAACATCCAAATCCAGATACACCAGAGAAACTAACTGCACTTGCTACCGACCTATCAGCTAATGGTTTTGGGGATCTAGCTATGAAAGTAAGAGAGGCTGCTAATGAGATAAAAGAAGCTGGAGATTCTTCTCAAACAATGACTAATTATATGCAAGACCTTCGTGACATTGCCCAGTTTCAACTGTCTTGTGATTTTAACGATCCAGAATGTGCTAAAAAGGCTCAACAACTTTGGTTAGACCAAAAAAGAGC